TCGCGGGCTGGCAGGCAAACACGTAGAAATCTTTGCCCGCCCGGTTCGCCGCCACGGTCCAATCCGTACCGGACACATTATCCCAATTCCCGGCCACGCTCAGATCCAGCGTCTGCTGAACAGATAGTTGGTACATGCTGCCGCCGATATCCAACAGCATGCGAGCAGGGGATGTCCATGTGGCTCTGTCCGCGCCGGCATCTCCGGCATTACTGGGTCTGCCATCACGAGAGTAGTGGGTAGGCATGACAGGCAGGAGACCGGCGTCTGGTAACTGCCCGTTGCTATTAGTAACCGGGACCGTATATGGCCGTTTCGTTCTACTCGCCGGGTATTGGATTATTGATCTAACTACACTCATATTTAACCTCTCATTAACCTTACGTTTGCCCCGCCCTTACGACTGCCCAAATGCCTCACCATATCCCATACATGACCGGGGATCGTGCTGGCCCGGTCCCGCTTGTCGATTTTGAGCCGGATAGCCCCTTCAACCTCGATCTCCGAAAAGCCTGCGGTGTCCGGTACGGCCTGCGGATCAGTGCCAAGGAGGTACAGGGCAAGCTCGCAGGCAGCATCCTTGATCTCTTGGGGTATAGTGTCGGATGCAACCGAGAACGTAAGATATGGATCGTTGCCGTACCACTCAGCCGCGCACTCATAGTATTGAGCACAATCATAACAGATCCCCCAGCGCGGCCATGCAAGGGCCTGGTCCTGGTCTGATTTGTAGCCAAGCCAGTTGACGTAGCGGTCAAGAATACGAGTGGCTTGTACCAAGGCAGCGTTCTTGTTGGCGTCCGTCTCACCGTCCCAGGTGGTGGTATGTAGCCGCCCTTCCATGTAGGTCTCAGCATCATTCAAGCTGATATAGGTGTTGGCATCACTTTTTGCTGTGCCGTCTTCAACAACTAATGTGAGGGCCATCTTTTACTCCACCAAATCATCCAAGCTTTTTAGCTTGCTATTTAGACCCTTGAGGTCGTCAATGCTTGGCACCTCATATCCATCGTCTTGTAGCCTCTTGACGAGATCGACAAGTTGACTGGTTAGCGTGACTGCCACAGGTACAAGCTGTACAATTGAGTTTACCTGATCTCTACTCAGTGACATAAATTTGCTCCAGCGCTATGTCGGCTATTTGTTGCGCGAGGTCGGCAATCAATGATTGCACCCGCATCCGCACATCAGTAGCTTTAGCGGTGTCATCTTGTCCGGCGATAACAAGCTCGTTGTACGTAATCAGCAGTTGTCTGGCACGGTCCATTGGCCTTGCTATCCGCTCAAGATCGCCTTGCTGCGACTGCGGCAGGTTACGCTCAAGAGCTAGGTATTGCTCATGCAGTCCCAGATATTGTCTGGAAAGCTCAGAGGCCACCACGCGCTGGGTCTCATTTTGAGTCAGAGTCGTACACCCGGACAGCACTACCATAATCGGTACTACGGTCAGCCATTGTTTCCACTGTGGGTACATGCGTTGAAGCACAAATCGTATTATTGATATCCGCATGAGTACTGCCCAAAGCACACATTCTCTTACGGTAGCGTATCCCAGGCATTGCATCACTTGCTCCGTAACTTCAGTACATTGTCATACAGGATCATCGTATCACCATTGATCCGCGCTTTGAGATCCAACTCATATAGCGTGATAGGTCCGTTATCATCTGGATCAGGCTGTGAAAATTGGCCAGCATCGTACTCATCGGCTGGGCCGACAACCGCATCAGCAGGTAAACAGGTCAAAGTTACATCCCCACGCAGCCCCGGGCCGGTCACACCACGCTCAAATTCCAAGCAGTAATTGTCGCCCTGAACCTCAACACACCACGTTTTTTCGATCCAGTCACCGGCTTGAGCTTGACCAACACACACCAAGGCCAAAATGAAAATGACGGTCATAAAAATATATCGCATGTTACCCTCCAATAAATGCAGTTATAAGTTGAACAAGTGCATCGCTCTGGCTTGCGCTGACCAGCCCGGCAGCAGCCAAGGCACCAACCACAGACACCCAAAACTTTTTCTTGCGGTAAAACTCAGCCATGGTACGACCTCCAGCCCGCGACTCTCACAGCCGCGTACATCATTTGTCTGTGCACTAAATTTGCTCCCTCAACCCGCATGGCCTCTAAAAACACCCGATCACATTTAATGCGCGGCCAAAACGCCGGGCATTTTTGGCCCCGGTACAGCCAATCATGGATCACCGCCGGACGTTGCTGAGTTGATCCGGCCAGCCACCACATCAGGGGTAGGCGTGGAACGCTTGCAAAATCTGTTTGAAAACCTGCCCGGACAACGATCACCTCACCGGCCAGGGAAGAGTAATATTTAAGCGGTGCAGTTAGCTCCCAAGTGCGGGACCACCAGCCCGCATGGACTAGCCTGCACTCCAGGTCAGTCAGAAAATTGGCGTCCATCAGCCGTCCCGTAACTGCACGAAAATTTTGTCTACCCTGGAGTCTTGCACCTGCTCAGCCCAGGCAGAGTCCAGGGCCTCCATCGCAGCCCGATCCCAATCTCCATTATGTATTGCCCGAATCATGCGCTGAAACGTGCGGAATCCGCCCGCGCCAAGATTGAAACGCATATCCACCAGGGCACATTGCCGGGCAGGCGAAAATGTGTCGAAATCCAAGCCAAATATCTGCTGTAAATCTGCGCGGCACCTCTGGATGTCATTATTAAGCAGGTAATTTATTTCGTCGTTTGATAGTCCGCGTGTCTCCAGGTTGCGGCCCACCCCAATGGTCAAAAATCCGGCAGGACAGCGGTATGGGTGGTGTCTGCGGCCTTCGTGATCCTCTATCTGCCTGGCTATCTTGCAAGTCATCCATCTGCCTCCTGTTGACACTCCACGCACAGTTGCACCCCGGGCACGGCCTGCCGCCGGGCCTCCGGTATCGGGTCGCCGCACTCCAGGCAGTAATATGCAGACATAAGTCCAGCTCGATTGGCATAGCGATTCACGTTATCAATCTGTCGCTGCGTCCACATATCGCTGGCTACTTGAGCATTGTCGATTGCATCAGCCATCTCCGCCCCCATTGGTATTCAAAATCTTCTCTTTCTCGTTCGGCGGTATGTCCGAATGTGTGACCAGTGCACGGATCATGCGGAACTGGATATTGCTTGACTTTTTCAAATCTGCCATGTCCCGTTGCTGCTGCTTCCTCAGTAGATCATCCCGACAGTTGTCGTTTTCGTGGCGTTGTTGGCACTCATCTTTAGTTACATATTTACCCCCAACAACCAGCTTGACCGCTATACCGGCAGTGCCAGATGACAGCAGGGCAATGATGGATGTGCCAAGGATTGTTTCCAGTGGAGTTAGGTGCAATTAGGATGCTCCATGGTCAAAAGCCCCGGGGTAAACCGGGGCTACTTATTAGGCGCTGGTGATGGCTATCTCGCCGCTGGCGTAGATTCGTCCGCCAAGTTCGCACCAGGCATAGATGGAACCCGCGCCGCCGTTGTCCAGGGCCAGTTCAGCCAGGCCGGTGGCGTCGGTAACCACATCCACATCACCGTTGGCGGTGTGGGAGTGGACCACTGTCCCGGTAGAGGCAGTCACCCCGGTAATGGCATCCACCCCAAAGTCGTCCGCACCACCGACCCAAGTCCGTACAAACACATTGTCGGCCAGGCTGTTGCCTCCGGCGTCCTGAGCTTGGATGGTAAGGGTGGCGGTGCCGTCCCCATTGTCTGTTGCAGACACAGACAGCTGCGCAATGCGGTCCTGGACCGATGCGGCCAAGATCGCTTCGGTCACCGATCCCAGGCCGGCCTTGGCCCGGAGCATGACCTTGATTGTGTCGGTCTGACCGGATGTAATGGCCTCAAGAGCCACCCCGTAAAACTCGCCGCTGGACTTCTTGGACAGAACCGGATCATCTCCGCTGGTGTAATACAGGGCATCGTATTTGCTTACAGCAGAGTTACCGTCATCATCCACAGCCTGGACGCTTAAATTGAATACCCCTTCGGTTTGAACCACTGCTTTGTTGGAGTCGTCTGCGTCCGCATCTTTCAGCAACACGACCGGCAAGAAGTCTCCCAACACCATTGGATCACCGGATTCCGCACTCGCCGCGGTCTCCAGATACATTTTTTTCCCGTCCTGCTCGTAATTGGTGGCCATACGTTCCTCCGTCTATGGATCGGGGCGGGCTGGCCGCCCCGGTTGTCAGTCAATTACCCATCAATTACCCGTCAATTACTCGCCGGGGTTTTTCCAGAACGTGCGGTGGTCCATCACTCCGGCCCCAAATACATGGCGAACTTTCCAGGTCAATGCGTCCCTGGTAAACTCTTCCTGCTCATCGATGGTCGGGGCCTCGTAGCCGTCCAGGTAAGCCACCTCAATGGTGTCGGCCTGGTTGGGATCCGCGGTCAAATACCATGATTTGACACTGTCATCATCCAACCGGGGTTCGGCCACCGGGGCCAGGCGGTTGTACCAGGGGTTGACCACCCCGGCATTGGCCTCAGCGTCCAGGGACCCCCGGGAGCGCAGCAACACCTCAGAGGTTGTCTCCTGGGCCACAGGTACCAAGAGGAAAGCAGGGCGCAGGTCCAAATTTTCCCCCTGCATACCTTTTTGTTTGCGCATGGCCGCCCGCCCGGCCTCCAGACCGTCCTGGCCGACAACATCCAGATTGGCCGTGGCCAGGTTGTTATGATCGGCGTGAAACAGATTGGTCCCGTCGTTCATGGTTGGGTTGCTGACCAACAAGTCATACACATAATCCGACTCCTTCCGCCGGGCCGCGTTGCCCATCAGTTGCGGATAACGAACCAGAGCCCGCAGATCGTCGTTGATGATCATCTCCCAGGTCAGCATCAGCAGGCGCCCAAACTTGAACAGCCGGTAGCTCTCCTGGTTGTCGCTCAGCTCGCCGTAGGTGTATTCCCCAGCCTGATTAACCAGCTTCAGGTCCGGAGCATTGGACAGGCTGATGCCGTATTGCTCCTTAAAGTCAGTAGCAGTGGTCCGGTTGGTCCATACTGGCCATGTTGCCGGGTATTCAGTATAGGCCCGAAGCAAGGTCTTGTTCTGCACATCCCGGAAAATAGACGGGAAGTCGCTGGTGGTCATGGCCGCATTCCGGCTGCGGAACACATAGTCGGCAATCGCCCGCCTGGAGCTGAGGCGGGTTACATCATGCCCCTCGCGGGACAGCATGTCCCGAATCAGAGAGGCAATCTCATACCCCCTAAAGTCTTCAGCCCCTGGTGCAGGCTTTTCCAGCCGTTGCCCGGAACGCAAAAGCATGCCGTCTGTTGCCGCCGCTCTCACCTTGTCCTGCTCGTGACCCTCCACCCGGAATGCACCCGCCCCAAAGGGAGGATTGGTCTCCTCCATCTTGGCGAATATTTTATCCCGGGCTTTCTCGATGCTGCATTCCTCGTTGATCAGCTCCTGGGCAAACGCATCATCCAAGCCAGCGGCCATAACATTTTTGCGGATCGCGGCCTGGCGCTCCCGCTCGGCCTTGGCCGCCTCCTTGCGGGCCTGATCCAGGTCTTCCTGGCTGTAACCCTTAAGTCCATTGACCTCTTTTTGCTCTTCCGGGGTCAGCCCCTCGCTCTTGGCCTCCAGGCTGGCCAGAAAAGCCCAGGCCTGTTCATCGGTGGCCTGCGGGTCAAGCCCTTTCTTTTCCAAGAGTGCACGCAATTTCTTGTTCATGTCGTCATCCTCCGCAAAACTGGTGGTTGTGCCGGCCGGCCTGAAGCTTGCCGCCCGGCCGAACTGTTGATATTGGGGGTGGTTTGCAAACATAGACAAATCGAACCTGGCCCGAGCCCCGGCTTGACCGCCTCCGGTCACCTGATCTGCAAACCCTGCATCCAAAGCCTCCTGGGGAGTAAACCACGTTTCATCCCGCATCAGCTGCAGGAGCTCGGATTCGCTTTTTCCGGTCCGCCTGGCGTATTCCTGGGCAAAGATTCCGGATATCTTATCCAAAAGATCAGCTTCCTTGCGCAGCTCTTCCGCGTCTCCCAGCATAATGGCCCAGGGCTGATGGATCATGAAAAGCGAGGCCGGAGCCATCTCCACCCTGGAACCGGACATGGCCACCAATGAGGCGCTGGAGGCGGCCACCCCGTCCACAGAGACCTGGACCTCCGCCTGATGGGAGGTAAAAAAATTGTATATGGCCATCCCCTCAAACACGTCCCCGCCCGGACTGTTGATATGCAGGCCAATACTGGCAGCTCCGGCCGGGACTGCATTGACCAAATCCTGGGCCTCGATGAACGGCCAGCCGATCACGTCATACAAATACACGTCCACACGATCGGCATCGCCGTTGCCGGCCTGCTCCCTGGCCTGAACCTTAAAATCTTTGGGCGCGTTGGGATCCTTTCTCATCTTGGCCAGGGCCTCTGCCTGCCCCATTTTGCGGTCCTCGTTGTGCCGCACCTGACTGTAGCGCTGCAAAAAATCAGCTATTCTAAGCATTATCATTTCCCCTTGAATATCCGTCTTGCTCCTCCTGCCGGAGCTGTTCCTGAATCTCGTCGTAGTCCAGGCCTCTGTTGGCACAGATGTTGTGCCTGGACTGCACCCCCATGTTCACATCTCTCTCGGCGCCCTTGGAATCTTTATCCGGATCCACCCACGGCCAGCCGGGCACCTGCCAGGTGGCGTCTTTAATGTCTGACCAGCTGCGGTCCATAAGATCGCCCATGCGCTTAAATCTTTGCTCAATGGGCCGCAGGACCTTGTTCACCAGCTGCACCTGCTGGACCTGGTATCCCCGCCGCTCCTCCAGGGAGGCGGACCTGGCCGACGAATAAGATGCTCCGGTGTAGTCGTTGGAATAGGCCTCATACGACATGCCCAGCCCGGCCGACTGGTCCCGCAGGGATCCTTTGACATAGGGCTCATAGTTCTGGCCCGGCCGGTCCACCTTGGCGGTCTGGATCTCGGTGCCCGGAGGCAGGGGCTGGATTCTGGCCGGCTCCAGATATTCCGGTCCATCATAGGGGTTTACCGCCCCATCTCCGCCCAGGATGTTTGAGGTCATGGCTTCCGGAATATTGGTCTTCACGAATATGCCAAAGGCCGCGGCCAGCCTGGCCGCCAAACGCTCCGACGACTTATATTCAGACAGATCCCTGGACTCGATGATAATGGACGACAGCCAGGGCTCGCCCCTGGATTGGGAAGCCCGGTAGGGCACATAGATGTGTTCTATCTCCCGGGCCGGGACCCGGCGCGACTGGCCGGACAGGCCCCACATGGAATCCCCGGGATGCTGATCAAAGAGGTGGTAGGCTATTGGCCAGCCCTCGCGGTTGTACTCAATGCCCCTCTTGTAGGTGACGCCACCGCTGACCTGTCCGTGCTTGGACTCGTCCAGGTGGTCAATCTCCAGAAGCTCAATTCCCAGGGGCATAAGGCCCTGGTTGCGCAGGGTAGGGGAGAGATAGAAATGGATGAGGATTTCGCCGTCCTGCCACAGATGACGCAGGACCAGGTTGAGCTTGTCATGCAGGGCCACGGCGTCCGCCCATTCTGACCAGGCAGTAAACAGGTCGTCGCGCCCCCATTGCGGGGATATGCCCTTAAACACCACATTATTGCAGATCCGCTTGAGGGCTCCGGACATGTGCCCGTAATTGCGGACCAGATCCCTGGCCCTGGAGCGGAGGAGTTTGGAGTCCCGCATGAGCATGGCGTCCGCGGATTCATTGGTTGGGCGCCATGATTTGTTTGGCCCTTTGGTGGTCGCCCCGGTATAATAGTCCAGAGCCAGACGGTATTGGATGAACCTGTTGGCAGCCTTGGGAAAAAACATACCCACGGTCTTGGCCCAGATCCTGGTCCAGGCATCCAGCTGGAGTTGTTCTCGCTGACTAGACACCATGCCCTCCAAAAACTGGCTGGTAGCCAGAGAGCTTGCCGCTGTTCTGGGCTATGGATATTCGCCGTTCCAGGTCCTGGATCTGGGTGTCGATCCATTTCAGATCGGCCATGGTCAAAGACCGGCCGCCGGATCCGCCATAGGACTGGCCAGATGTGAGTATATTGCTGCGAGCTGTGCGATACAGCTCAAGGTCAGATTGGAGCTCTGATAGGGTAGTCATAGGGCCAAATTACCCTATGTGCGGGGAATGTCATGGGATGTGTCGTAAATTGGGAATTGTCATAAAAAAAATCCCATCTCCGAAGAGATGGGATTTACCTTGCCTTGCCACACCTAGCGGCGCATCACCCGACCAAACCATGCCTTACCTTGCTCCGCCACGCCTTAACAAATAAAATTTATATCCCTCGCCAGACCTGACCGCGCCTCATCAAAATAAAATCACCAGGATAACCGCTTTAAGCTTTTTCGATTAAAAAACGACAACTTAGCCAACGCGTCCCGGTTTTCTTTGTGCTCATCTTCCGAAAGGCTTTCCCGGTTGATATACATAATGCGATCGTAGGCCTTTTCGATCTCCAAAGCTATCCGGCTTTTCACTTCCCGCATAGCCCAATCAGTTTGCTCCGATGGCTTGACCACCTCCTGTCCAACTCCATGCTTGGTCCGTAAAGCAACTTTATTCTCAGTCAACAAAAGTTTCCTCAACGTGCCCATGTATTGGGCATATAGCATACTGACATCATTTGCCTCGCGGATTGTCTGCGGTTCTGGAAGTCCAAATTTATCCATGAACCATTCCTTGTTGACCACCTGTCCGTATTCAAATCCTTCGCGGCAAAAATGATGATACGCATTTTTAACTGGATCATTATATTCTAATTCTTTACTTCTTTCCATTTAACACCTCCACTTCAAAGCGTCCAAAATCTCCACCGTTTGCTGGACGATAATCACCAATGCCAATCATGGTTCCTCCGGTTTCCAGCAAACGGACCACATCTTCGCCATCAATTACATTTTCATCATATACTATTTCAAACTCAGCCCCCCATTCATTAAATATTGGCCTGCACCGCATCAAGCGGGCACGCTGAACCACTACTGACCGAATGTCCACAAAGTCTCCAGTTTTCCACATTTTTTCCTGATCACGCGGTCCACTGTACTGAAGCTTTGCCTTGTCGGTGGACACGATCAAACCAGACTTTACCTTTGGGGACTCTCTGGTTTTCTTGGCTGCTGCAATCAGATTTGCCTTAAGCATACGGCCAGGGAGAAATGGCCCTATTTTTTCATCATAGTACATCCCGCCCATCCACTCAATTCTTGCGATTTCGGCATGGTCGTCATCTGTCTTTTTGCGCTTGCTGGTGTATTGCGCTTGCTTCTTTTTAAGCGGATCAAGCGGATTTGCCAGTTTGTCGCTGTGCATCAAGATGGGACTCAAGCCATTCACGCGTACATTTAGTGTCTTCATACAAAATACCTCATGTGTTTAGTTTGTGATAAACTCCTTACCTTGCCAAACCAGACCCCGCCCGGCCAAGCCTCGCCATGCCATGCCCCGCCGCGCATACAAACCGAAGTCAGGACCACCGTCCCGCCTTCGGGCAAGCCCGGGAGTGATCCCGGACTTGCGTTCCTTGCCATGCCTTGCCGTGCCCAGGCAAACCAAAACGAACCCTGCTCTACCTTGCCCAGCCTGATCATCTCTCTTGCCGAAGTCAGGACACTTGTCCCGCCTCCGGGCAAGCCCGGAAATGATCCCGGGCTTGCGTTACCATGCCGGACCCAGCCCGACCTCGCCTTTCCACGCCCAGCCCGACCTGACCTAACCCTGCATCAACAACTAAAAGTCTAATGTATCATACTTGCAAAGTCAACCCCATTAGACTATAATTTTTTCCATGGACACAAAAAAAGCCAGCAAATTGCCGGATATCATGAAAGAGCAGGGGGTTACGG